GTTACAAAAACCTGCCTAAGACTAGGTAGTAGAATTATAGGTAAATGCATGATGGGATCCACTTCTAACGCACTAGATAAAGGTGGAGATAATTTTAAAAACTTATACAATAATTCAGATGTTACAAAAAGAAATAGAAATGGACAGACTAAGTCAGGATTATATTCTTTGTTTATTCCTATGGAATGGAATTACGAAGGATTCATTGACGAACATGGAGCACCCGTTTTTAATGCTCCTCAAAAACAAACATCTGATCCACATGGAGTAGAAATAGATTACGGTGTAATAGATCACTGGGAAAACGAAGCAGACGGCCTAAGAGATGATCAAGACGCTTTAAATGAATTTTATCGCCAGTTTCCTAGAACAGAAGAACATGCTTTTAGAGATGAGACTAAAAATAGTTTATTTAACTTAGTAAAAATATATGAACAAATAGACTACAACGAAGGAAACAGAAACTCATCTGTGTTAACCACTGGAAACTTCCAATGGACAAATGGAGTAAAAGATACACAAGTAACTTTTAACCCAGACCCAAAAGGTAGGTTTAAAATAAGTTGGGTACCAACCGCAAGACTACAAAACAACGTTATACTTAAGAACGGAGTTAAATATCCTGGCAACGAACACATGGGTGCATTTGGTTGTGACTCGTACGATATATCAGGAACAGTAGATAAAAGAGGATCTAAAGGCGCTTTGCATGGTTTAACTAAGTTTTCAATGGAAGACGCACCGGCAAACACTTTTTTCTTAGAATATATAGCTAGACCTCAGACTGCTGAAATATTTTTTGAAGACATATTAATGGCGTTAGTGTTTTACGGAATGCCAATACTAGCAGAGAATAACAAACCAAGATTACTGTACTACTTGAGAAGAAGAGGTTACAGAGGATTTAGTATGAATAGACCAGATAAAGTTTGGAACAAACTATCAGTTGCAGAAAAAGAAGTTGGTGGAATACCAAACTCTAGTGAAGATATAAAGCAAGCACACGCCGCAGCAATTGAAATGTACATTAACGATCACGTTGGAATGTTGCAAGACGGTAGCTGTGGAAACGTTTACTTTAATGAAACTCTAAACGATTGGGCTAAGTTTGATATAAACAAAAGAACAAAGCACGATGCTTCAATAAGTTCTGGTTTAGCTATAATGGCTTGCAATAGACACTTGTACAAACCAAATCAAGACAAACAAAAAGCACAATTAAACTTAAGTGTACTAAAATATAATAACAAAGGAATTTCATCAACAATAATAAAAAATAAAGCATGACAGAGTCTGTTATAAATTTTCCATCACAAGCGGTTAGCGATTTAGAAAAACTTAGTGAAGACTACGGTTTAAAGGTTGCTAGAGCAATTAAAAGCGAATGGTTCCACGGAAACAAAGCTAAGTTTAGGCATAATATTAATAATTTTCATAAGTTAAGATTATACGCTAGAGGAGAACAACCAATTCAAAAGTATAAAAACGAGTTATCAATAAATGGTGACTTATCTTATTTAAACTTAGATTGGAAACCTGTACCTATTATTCCTAAGTTTGTAGATATTGTTGTTAATGGTATGGCACAAAGATCATATGAGATAAACTGTTTTTCACAGGACGCGTATGGCGTTAGTAAAAGAACCGAGTACATGGAGTCTATAATGAGAGACATGAAAAGTAAAGAGTTTAATGATTTAGCTAAAATTAACTTTGATGTTGACTTATACGAAAACAGACCAGAAACTTTACCTGATTCAGAAGAAGAACTAAAACTACATATGCAGCTAAACTACAAGCAAGCTGTTGAAATAGCTGAAGAACAAGCTATTAATGTTTTAATGGAAGGTAGCGATTATGATCTTATTAGAAGAAGAACATTATACGATTTAACAACAATAGGTATAGCAGCAACAAAAACAACATTTGATTTTAGTGAGGGTGCAAAAATAAAATACGTTGATCCAGCTAACTTAATATACTCGTACACTGAATCTCCATATTTTGATGACATATACTACGTTGGTGAAGTAAAAGAACTACCAATAAATGAGTTAGTTAAAGAGTTTCCTAATTTAACTGAAAGTGAAATAAAGGACATAACAACAACGTCAAGAGATCCTATTGCAGATTATCCAAATAGAGATCAAAATAAAGCTCATGTTTTGTATTTTAATTTTAAAACTTACTCTAATGATGTTTATAAATTAAAAAAGACTGGCACTGGAGCTGAAAAGGTTATTCAAAAAGACGATCAATTTAATCCACCTGAAAGCATGGACGGTGAGTTTAGAAAACTTGAAAGAGTTGTTGAGTGTTTGTTTGAAGGTGTTTACGTTTTAGGTTCTGATAAGTTGTTGTCGTGGAGAATGTGTCCTAATATGATGCGCTCAGATTCAGATTTTAGTAGAGTTAAAATGAACTATCAAATTGTGGCTCCAAGAATGTACAGAGGTAAAATAGAATCAACAGTTAGTAGAATATCAGGTTTTGCAGATATGATTCAACTTACTCATTTAAAGCTACAACAAGTAATGGCAAGAATGGTGCCAGATGGAGTTTATCTTGATGCAGATGGTTTAGCTGAAATAGATCTAGGTAACGGAACAAATTATAATCCACAAGAAGCTCTAAATATGTTTTTTCAAACGGGTTCTGTTATTGGTAGAAGTTTTACATCAGAAGGTGACATGAACCCTGGTAAAATACCAATACAACAAATACAAAACGGAGCAGGTGGAAATAAAATACAAAGTCTTATAACAACGTACAATTATTACTTACAAATGATAAGAGACGTCACTGGACTAAATGAAGCTAGAGATGCTAGTACTCCTGATAGAAACGCTTTAGTTGGTGTGCAAAAAATGGCTGCAGCTAATTCTAACACAGCAACTAGACATATACTTCAATCAACACTGTATTTAACAGCTGAAGTTGCTGAATGTATATCTTTAAGAATAGCTGATATAGTAGAGTACTCACCTACAAGAAACGCTTTTATACAGGCTATAGGTGCTCACAATGTAGCTACGTTAAGTGAACTATCTGAACTACATCTTTACGACTTTGGTATATTTATAGAGTTACTACCAGATGAAGAAGAAAAAGCAATACTAGAAAACAACATTCAAGCTGCACTAGCTCAGCAGTCAATTGATTTAGATGACGCTATTGATCTTAGAGAAACTAGAAATATAAAACTAGCTAATCAACTTCTTAAAGTTAAAAGAAAAAAGAAGATGGAAAGAGATCAAAAAATGCAACAACAAAACATTCAAGCTCAAGCGCAAGCTAATCAAGAGTCTCAAAAAGCTGTTGCACAGGCAGAAATTCAAAAAAATCAAGCAAAGACTCAAGCTGAGACTCAACTAGAACAAGCAAAAACTCAAATGAAAATTGAGTATTTAAAACAAGAAGCTATTGTTAAAAAAGATTTAATGGCTTATGAGTTTGAACTAAACTCAAAAAAGAACAACGTTGAAATGGGCGTCAATGATGCTAGAGAGCAAATGAGAGAAGATAGAAAAGATCAAAGAGTAGATAGACAAGCTGGACATCAAATGAATATGATTGAAAAAAGAAAACAGGGTGATTCCGTTAATAATTTTGAATCATCAGGTAATGATATAATTACAGGAGGGTCCAATATGGATAAATTTGGACTTTAATATTTAATATTTTATAAAATTTTATTATGGCAGAAGAAAAAGAAAAAGTGGTCGAAAAGACTGAAGTTAAAAAAGAAAACGTTACTAAGGTTAAGTTGGATAAAAAACCAGTAGAAAAAATTACTAAGGTAAACTTAGATCAACCAGTTGTTAAAGACGAATCTATTAAAGAAAAAACCGAAGAGGTTGTAGTAGTTAACGAAGAACCAAAAGCTGAAGACGTTAAAGTTGAAGAAAAACAAGATAACACACCGGTCGTTGAAGAGATAACGAACGAAGAAATCAATGAAATACAAGATGAAGTTGAAGACGCAATAACCGACTCTGAAAACACAGGTAAGCCACTACCTGAAAAAATTGAAAAGCTTATAAGTTTCATGGAAGAAACAGGTGGCGATTTAACAGATTATGTTAAGTTAAATAAAGATACTTCTAAAATGGATGTTTCTGAAGTATTAGATGAATATTATCGTACAACAAAACCACATTTAACGCCAGAAGAAAGAGGTTTTTTACTAGAAGACACATTTGGTATTGATGAGGAAATTGATGACGAAAAAACTATAAAGAAAAAACAAATAGCCCTTAAAGAGCAAGTTGCCGAGGCTAAAGCCCATCTGGACGGGCAAAAGTCCAAATACTATGAAGAAATTAAAGCTGGGTCAAAGTTGACCAACGAACAACAAAAAGCTATTGATTTTTTTAATAGGTACAACAAGAAGAATGAAGAGCAGGAAAAAAATAACAAAATTAGTAAAAGTACATTTTTAAAAAGAACTGATAAAGTTTTTAACAAAGATTTCAAAGGTTTTGATTATCAAGTTGGAGACAAGAAGTTTAGGTTTAATGTTAAGGATGTTAATAAGGTGAAAGAAAACCAAAGCGATCTTAGTAATTTTGTCAACAAGTTTGTTGGCGAAAAAAAAGATACAATAGAAGATGCTGCTGGTTATCATAAATCTTTATTTACCGCAATGAATGCTGATGCTGTTGCTAGGCATTTCTATGAACAAGGTAAATCTGACGCTATTAAAAATACAGTAGCTAAAGACAAAAATATTAATTTAGATCCTCGTAAAACTCATGGTGAAACAGAGGTTGGAGGAGTAAAATATAGAGTGTTAGGTAATTCTGCTAATGATTTCAAGTTTAAAATAAAAAGTAAAAATAAAAAATAAATATAAATTTAAAAAATATAAATTATGGCAATTTCAAATCCCGGTGGTTTATTGAATAGTGTGCCTGCTCCAATACAGCAAGCGCTATCAACAAACTATCTAGACCTAAACGGCTCAGGCGGTTGGGGACAACAATATGTACCAGATTTAATAGAACAAGAAGCTGAGGTTTTTGGACCTAGAACAATTTCTGGTTTTTTAGCTCAAGTTGGTGCAGAAGAAGCAATGACAGCTGACCAAGTTATTTGGTCAGAACAAGGTAGATTACATTTATCTTACGTAGGAAACGTTAACTCAGCAACTGCTGGTGCTGACGCGGGTGACGGTGATGCAAATATATCTCAGTTCACTATTGAAGATGACATTGATCAAACAGGGATGACAGTAGCTAATCACGGTGTTCGTGTTAATGATACTGTTATTATAGCAAACTCTGATGGAGTTTTTAAATGTTTAGTTTCAGCTGTAACAGAAGCGTCAGGTGTTATAGATGTGCTTCCTTACGGAGCTGCAAATGGTGCTGGTGCACTAGCTGCAAACACAGTATCAAAAGGATCAACTCTTTTAGTTTATGGTTCTGAATACGGTAAAGGTGATAGTTATAGAGGAGCAGCTGGTGGTGCAACAAAAGTTGACTCTAGAGGTGCTAATGAACCATCATTCAAAACTTTTTCAAACAAACCAATTATAATGAAAGATTACTACGAAGTTTCAGGATCTGATGCTTCTAAGATTGGTTGGGTTGAAGTTTCAACTGAAGAGGGTGCTTCTGGATACTTATGGTATTTAAAAGCTGAAGCTGAAACTAGATTAAGATTTTCTGATCACGTTGAAATGGCAATGTTAGAAGGTGAAAAGAATATTGCACTTTCACGTACTGATGGTGCTCTAGTATTAGAAGGCTCTGCGCCAGGTGTTGGAACAGTTGGAACTGAAGGTTTATTTGCTGCTATTGAAAATAGAGGTAATATAACTACAGGTGTTACAGGTGTTAATGCTGCAACTGATTTAGCTGAATTTGACGCTATTTTAGCAGAGTTTGATTCTCAAGGAGCTATTGAGGAGTACATGATGTTTGTTAATAGAGCAACTAGTTTAGCAATGGATGACATGCTGGCTTCTATGAATTCTTACGGAGCTGGAGGTACTTCTTATGGAGTATTTGACAACGACGAAGATATGGCTTTAAACTTAGGTTTCTCAGGATTTAGAAGAGGTTCTTATGACTTCTACAAATCTGATTTTAGATACTTAAATGATAAAGCAACTCGTGGAGGTATTAACGCAGCTGCTGGAGCAAACGCAATTAGAGGCGTTATGGTTCCTGCTGGAATGTCAACTGTTTACGATCAACAAGTTGGTTCTAGTATGAAGCGTCCTTTCTTACACGTAAGATATAGAGCTTCTCAAACTGATAATCGAAGAATGAAATCTTGGGTTACTGGTTCTGTTGGAGCTGCTACATCAGCGCTTGATGCAATGCAAGTTCACATGTTAACTGAAAGGTGTTTAATTACACAAGGTGCTAACAACTTTATGTTAATGAAGTAAGCACTGTTTATTATAGGGGCAGCCAAGTGCTGCCTCTATATTTTTATTAATTTTTATTATATTATATTATGGCAAAGAAAAAAGAAACAAAAGTTGAGGTAGAAGCACCTCAATTAGAAGATGCAAAACTACATCCAGAAGATAGGTATAAAGTTGAAAAACCTAAAGTTAAAGAGATTGGTAGTGCTAGAAAAGTACTAGACGATCTAAAAGAAAAACAAAAAGATACAATAACTAAAAAACTTGAAAACTGGGAAATTAAAGATAGAATATACTATCTTCAAGGTGTTAAAAAACCACTGTCTCATACTGTTAAATCATCTAATATATATTGGTTTGATGAAGAAAAGGGTTTTGAAAGAGAACTTAAGTATTGTCAAAACCAAAGAACACCGTTTGTTGACGAGATGAAAGGTGACCAAAGACTAGAGCACATTGTGTTTAGAAGTGGCGTGCTTTTTGTAGAAAAAGAAAAAACAGTTTTACAAAAACTACTATCATTATACCACCCACACAGAGAAAAAATATTTTATGAGCATAAACCGCAAGTAATTGCTGAAACTCAATTAGATTATTTAGTTTTAGAGGTTCAAGCGCTTACAGAAGCTAGGAACATGGACATTAGTTTAGCTGAAGCTATCATGAGAGTAGAGATTGGATCTAACGTGTCTAATATGAGTTCTAAGGAACTTAGAAGAGACATACTACTATTTGCTAGATCAAACCCTAAGTTGTTCTTAGATTTAGCTAGCGACGATAACGTTGTACTTAGAAACTTTGGTGTCAAAGCTGTAGAGGCTGGTATTATTAGAATTTCTGGTGATCAAAGACATTTTATATGGACTTCAAATAAAAGAAAAGTAATGACTATTCCTTTTGATGAACACCCGTACTCAGCGTTAGCAGCGTTCTTTAAAACTGATGAAGGTATGGAAATATATTCCAATATAGAAAAAAGATTAAATTAATAATTTTTTTAGTAATAAAAGTAGCCACCCGAAAGGAGTGGCTATTTTTTTTAATGCTAACCTTTCACTTTATTATGTAACTATATTAGTATAAAATATACATTATGAAATCAATAGGACTTGGAGATTCATTAGAAAAAATAACAAAAACAACAGGTATAAAAACATTAACTGAAATAGCTGCTAATGCTATGGGTATAAAAGATTGCGGTTGTAATAAAAGAAAAAATTGGTTAAACAATCAATTTCCTTACAAATATAAATAATATGATAAATATAGATACAATATATCAAAAGGTGTTAACACTTGCTAACAAAGAACAGAGAGGTTATATAACACCACAGGAATTTAATCTGTTAGCTGATAAAGCTCAGATGGATATGTATAGCACTTATTTTCACGATTTAAAAATGGCGTATCTTAAACCAACAAAAACACAAGTAGGAATTGGAGGAGATGAAATAGAAATGATTGAAGCTAAACTACACCCATTTAAAACAAGCGCAACAATCACACAAGACTCAGGAGACGCTACACTAGAGTTACCTTTAGACTTGTATTTTATAGATGTGCTTTTACATAACGGTAGAGAAGCTGTAGAGTTAACTAAAAAAGAAATAGTTTACTCTGAAAACAATCCTTTATTAAGAGCTACTTTTGATAGGATGGTTTTCGCAAGAGAGACCGTGATAAATGACACTCCTATTATTACGGTGTATCCAACTCCAGTAACACAAGGTTCTATATTTAATTTACACTACTACAAACGACCTTCTAAACCAAACTGGGGATATGTTGTTGTTAATGGAAAAGCTTTATATAATAACGCTACTAGTATAAACTTAGAACTGCATGTATCAGAAGAAGAAGTATTAGTTACTAGAATACTAGAATTATCAGGTTTAGTTATAAGAAGTGAAGAATTAGCTCAAGCAGCTATGGTTGATAAAGCAAACACTACTAAAAATCAAAACGATTAACTATGGGATTACTAGACGCAACAAATCAAAACACATATTACAATGTAACTGATCCCAAGGGAGACTATCAATTTACAACCTTAGATAATATAATAAACGCTTTTATGTTTTTTTACGTTGGAGAAAATAAAATAATAACAAAAGTAAGTAGAACAGACGTGCAGTTTCATGGAATGAGAGCTATTCAAGAACTTTCGTACGATGTATTTCGCTCTGTTAAATCTCAAGAAATAGAAGTGCCTCCATCGTTAACTATGGCTCTTCCTCAAGACTATATTAATTATGTTAAATTAGTTGTTATTGGTGGTGATGGTATAGAAAAAAACCTATATCCAACAGGTAAAACGTCTAATCCATTTGCTATAACACAAGATTCAGATGGTGTTTATCAGTTTACAGATGCTGATAATGATGGAGCTTTAGATACATTAACCGAGCAAAACCCAAGTGACACTTGGACAAACTATCAAGCTCAAGAATCTGAACCAAGTATTAACGCTAGTGATTCAGCGGACGTAGAAATAGATTTTGCTGGTAGAAGGTATGGACTAGATCCACAACACTCTCACATGCACGGATCTTTTTATATAGATTACTTAAGAGGTTTTATACATTTTAGTTCAGCTGTTGCTGGTAAAACTGTTACCTTAAAATATATTAGCGACGGACTTGGTACTGACTCTGAAATGGTTGTTCACAAGTTTGCAGAAGAAGCTGTTTACAAGCACATAGTATATGGTGTTATATCTGTTAGATCTAATATACCAGAGTATATTGTTCAGAGATTTAAAAAAGAAAGATTTGCTGAAACTAGAAAAGCAAAAATTAGACTATCTAATATTAAAATAGAAGAATTTACACAAGTGCTCAAGGGAATGGGTAAACAAATAAAATAGTAATATGCCAGAAATTAAACACACTTTTACTGCTGGTAAGATGAACAAAGATCTTGATGAAAGATTAGTTCCTAACGGCGAGTTTAGAGATGCTGAAAACATTCAAGTAAGAACTAGTAGTACTGATGCTATTGGTACTGTACAAAATATAAAAGGAACAGTTGAACTAGGTTCTTCTTATTACGATTCTTCTTGGATGATTAGTTTTCCTCCTAAAGCTATAGCTAGTGTTTCAGATGAAAAAAATAATAAAGCTTATTTCTTTTTTGCATCTCCACCAGTTGAAAGTTTTTTAGACACTACGCTAAACACAGTGGTAAGTAATTTTAGTTCCGAAAGAGTGTTTATAGATAGTATAATAGAGCAAGATGTTAATGGAAACACTCAACCTGTTGTTGTTGATAAACATACTGTTATAAACACTAGGTTAGAAGTTTTAGATGAAACACTAGGTAATACTTTAAATTTTCCTGTAGGTTGGACTTCTTTTCAAGTATTAGACGCTTCTAAGTATAGGGTTGACATGACTATAAAGGCTCTTGCTCCTTCTGTAAACGATGAATCACAGTTAATTGATTTGTTTGTGCAGTACGTTACCGCTGGTGGAACAATAACTCAAACTCAAAATGGCAATGGAGCAAAAATAAAAGCTATTGATCTAAACACAAACATAATAACTTTATACGAAGAACAAACAACTGATTTAAGTTCATGTACTTTGTTTGTATTTGAAGCTGAACCTGTTTTGAATTTTCAAGGAAACCAAATAACAGGTGTTAATATTATTGACGATCTTTTGTTTTGGACAGACAACCTAACTGAACCTAAAAAAGTAAACATAACAAGATGTAAAGAAGGTACAATAAACAATTTTACCCACACAACTTTATTTGTTAAAAATCCTATTTTATCTACTGGCGTAAACAATGAGGTTCTTGTATCTGTTGATTCAGTTGATCCTGGCTTACAAACCCACCCTACAAATGTTGACCTAAAAGAAAAACACTTAACTGTTTTACGTCCAGCTCCAAGAACTGCTCCTACGTTAGAAATGAGCAAAACACTTAGAGCAAATAATATATCTTCAGAGTTTGACTGGGAGTTTTATAGTGGTAGTGATGGAAGTATTGGGTTACCTGAAAACGGAGATATTATTCTTATAAATAGTAATTCTTTTTCTCAAACAGATTTTAAAGCTGGTGACAAACTAGATATAGTTCAAATAAATAATCCAGAAAGTGAAAGTGGATTCTTAGTAACGTTTGTTGATTACTCAGATGAAGATGGTCAACCACCGGAAACCCCAGAGGCTACATCTTGGATTCTAGTTCAAGTAAACTCAGTTATTGAACCTGTGCCAGCGGGTATTGCAGAGTGGAAAATAACACTAAAACAAAAGAAACCATTATTTGAATTAAAGTTCCCTAGGTTTGGTTATAGGTATAAATATGAAGATGGAGAATATTCAGCATTTTCACCTTTTTCTGAATTAGCTTTCTTGCCTGGTGAATTTGACATGGTAATACAAAAAGCCTATAATTTAGGTATGGTTAACACTATAAGAGAACTAATAGTAAAAGACTTTATTCCTTATAATAAGCAAAAAGACGTCTCGTGTGTTGACGTATTGTTTAAAGAAGATGACAAGCCTAACATATATATTGTTAAGTCTATAGAGAGAACAAAAGATGACGACTGGGAATTAAACACACCTAGTTTAATTAATCCCGATGAAATAAGAACTGGTAGATTGAATATAGAGTCAGAGATGATTCACAGGGTTCTACCATCAAATCAAATCCTTAGAGCTTTTGATAACGTCCCTAGACGTGCGTTAGCTCAAGAAATAACAGCTAACAGATTAATTTACGGTAACTATATTCAAGGTTATCCATTTAACACTCCAGTTAGTTTAAAGCAAATACTACAAAGTGAAGATACACCTACTTTAGAGGTACCTCAAAAATCTGTAAAGTCAATAAGAAACTATAAGTGGGGTATGGTCTTTGGTGATAAGTATGGTAGAGAAACACCTGTTATTGAATCAGGTTAT